CTATGACTAGGAACAGAGCCAAATTGAAAAGAAAAGAAAAGAAAAAATATAATATCATTACATTTGTGAACTGCACCCCAAAAGTTAGACAGAAAAAAATTAACTTTTGAGGTGTTTTTCTTATGAAATTAACTTATGGGGACAATGTTCTGGTCTATGAATTTTGAAATCAAGAAAAAATTAGACGAACTTTCAAATAAATTTGGAATAATCGTTTACAAACATAGGTACATACTTAAATTGATTAATCGTTACGAAATAGAGAGCATCAAAAAAGGAAAGAATCATTGATACCTTGGTTTGGTTGTTAACCTAGTCGATTGTTTTAGTAGTTGTAATTGCGAAACCTTGATCAACAACTTCAACTTCTGCTTCTGGAGTATTGCCAGATTGCAAATCTGACTCTTCTGGAGTTGTACCGAAAACGGTAGAACCCAATGAACCATTTGGCACCAAAGTCAAATGACCATCTGAATAGAATTCGCCAATTGCTCCTTTGTCATTTCGATATTGTTATCTTGTTCCATAATTTCCTCCCACCTAGTCCCCTAGTTGTACACCGTCAGAGCCACGAATGAGGTAGCTATCCCCTTCTAGTCTCATCTGAAATACTACGTTACAAGCCACGCTAGTATTGTTTATTTAGGGCTTAAATTAGCCCTATGCGCTGACGAGGTATCGAACCCCAAAGCCCTTTAGCTAGCACGGCTATCAGCGCATAAGAAAAAGCCGTATTGCTACGACTTCAATTATTTATTAAGCATACCTTACTTCGACGTTTTCCATCAATTTTGGCAGTGTAACGCCGTCCAGTTTCAGTTCTATGAGCTCATCAAACGACTTTACGATTATCTCCTTGCCATCGTAAACAACAACTATGTTATTTTCTGATTCAGGAAGAATGCTAACAGTTTTACCATCAACTTCAAAATCTGCATCCCAAAGATATTCGCAAAGTTGTTTTAATTCCTTTAGGTTTTGACTATAAGACATCGCCATTCTCACTCCTCTCTTCATCAGTTAACTTCCTGGTTGTTCTCTTCTTGGCTTTTGATTTACTAGGTTCGTGGTAATCAATATCGTGAGCGTATTCCCTGTTTTTTCAAAATGAATGTTTATCTGGTTATCTGTGATTCGTGAAGTGAATATCCTTATACCTCATACCATCATAGTTATAGAAAGAACACCCAAGAATATCACCGTTCTAAGCATTGTGTTGAATCACCTTTCTCGCCTCCCCGACAGGGTGCGGAGTTCCATTGATTACTTCATCCACTTGTACAATACCATTTTCATTAATTTTATGCAATTTCTCTTTGTCCAAATACACTTCAGCAACTGCACAATGACAATATGGGGGCATAGGCGGGGCATTTAGTCCGCTATCAATCTTGTCAATTGGAACAGGTTCCTTCTCGGTATCACGGCCAACCTGTTTACAATAATCGCAAGCTCTTGAATCTGGCATGAGTTTGAAATACTCAAAACCGTTTTCTTTCATAATATCTTTCTGCGCCAAAGTTTGAACTCTAGCATGTTCCGTGATACCTAAACGCTCTGCATTAGTACGGAGCACATCCATGTGTTTTCTAATGCGTCTCGCAATCGTTAAGCCGTTATTTCCACGAATTAAAGCCCTCGTTACCTCAGTTCTAACAAGTTGCCGTAGCTGAGCATTTCTACCCCAGATACGCTCCGACCATTTAGCGCCTTCGAAATTAGCGTTAACAGCCGTCGTCATGTACCTTTCAAGTGTTTTCTTGTTAGGCACCGTCTGATCAAGCAGGCTTCCTCTTACAATTTCGCTCTTATAGCCATTCATCAGATAATCGTTAGTTAATTGACGTTCGCCTTCAGATAAAACCAATAGTTCGAGTTCTAACTCTTGGATAAGAAGCTCTTGACGACCAACAGACATAGAAAAGTTGTAGTCTCGAAGCTCCTTGTTTGCCTCTGGACTAAAATCTTTGTCAGCTACATACTGTTTAGCTTATAGGTAAAACTGGTATCCGTTTTGCTGAGTGTCTAGGACTGACAGTGGATGATATCAACCGAGATACTGGCATGCTGTCAGTCAATAAGACATGGGACTATAAAAACAATACTGGTTTTTTACCGACCAAAACAAAAAGCAGTATCCGAGAGATACCGCTTGATGATGAATTTATAAAATTTATTGACCAGCTACCACCTACCGAGGACGGCAGACTGATGCCTTCCTTGTCCAACAATGCAGTTAATAAGACCTTGCGTAAAATCATTGGGCGTGAAGTACGTGTCCACTCGTTAAGGCACACTTATGCCAGCTATCTAATAGCCCATGATATCGACTTGATTTCTGTATCGCAAGTTTTAGGACATGAAAACCTAAACATCACACTGGAAGTTTACGCCCACCAGTTACAAGAGCAGAAATCACGCAATGACGAAAAGATAAAACAAATTTGGACAGAATGTGGACAAAACGCTTTAAAACCGCATGGTTAAAGGCTTAAAAATGTCCCCTGCCAACGATATCGAGGCAAAAATAGAAATAAATAAAAACTATAAACCAACTGAAATCAAGGGTTTATAGTTTTTTGTTTTTATTTATTTCTGTGTTTTTCGAAAGTTTTGGGGCAAAATTTGGGGCTGAAAGTTATCGTTCCCGGATTACACCATTATCAGCGTAGCCCACATAGTCCACGCCATCAAGTGGTTTCATGCCACGACCTTCAATCAGCAAGTCGCCGTCTTTATCCCGCCAAAAATCGAGCATGTCAGCAACTTCTTCCTAAGGTTGCTCTTCCAATTCGTCTGCATACACATCTTGGATAAGTTCTTTGATTTCTCTTTCAGTATCAGTCATGAGTGCGTCCCTTCTTTCTGCGATAAGTTCCTCTAGTTCGTTCAAATCCGAACCCGTAGCGTGATTTCTAATGAAGCTACGAGCGGACGAACGCTTTGATAAGTAATTACGATGCTCTCTGTTCTGCGAGTTCCATTTTTTTGTCGCTTTTGCTTGTGCGTCCATTGTGCTACTCCTTTGAATTATCCAATGAAGTCGATTAATTCTTCAAAAGGAACATCCTCGATGCTTTCGTAATCTGTGAAGTCTTTCATGTATCCTTCCAAATCTTCGAGAACTTTTTCTTCAGTAACTTCTTCGTCTCCATCATAAACGCTCTTGTACTCTTCGACTAATTGGTTGATTTGTGATTGTGTTAGTGCCATTTTGTTTCACCTTGAGAACTTCTTTTGTTCTCCCTTTCCTTATCTTCATTTATATTATAGTACATATACTATAAATTGTCAACACTTTTGATAAAGAAATTTAAGTTTTTTTGCAAAATAAAAAAGCCCGGCATAAAGCCGGGGCAGTTCGAGAAATTTATCGAAATAACGCCAAGTATTCCGAAATTATGATATCACTTATCGTAGAGATTGGCAAATATAAAAAAGAGCTATGAGACTAACTCATGGCTCTTTGCCTATGATGGATAGATATATTATAACATAAAAAAAGCCCTGCGTCAGAACGTATCTGTCCATAATGGATGCAGGGGGATTGTCGTTTCATGTATATTATAGCATTTTATAGCAAATAAAAAAAGCCCCAGCAAACGCTGAGGCTCGACCACTACCACCATGTTATCCCTACTGTGGTCTGAGGGGAGGTGATATACTCCTTTTCTTTTTTTAGTTTTCGTGGTCTGGTTAATTACATTTCCGTGCAATCGTCCAAATACTGGTCTTCAACCCATTGAGCGCTGTCTGGGTGGTTGATTCGAGACCAGCCGTTTAGTTTCTCATAAACACGGACTCGTGTGCCTGCTGGGAGAAATTCCTTGTCTTGGCTATCGATGCGAGGACCAGCTTCAACGTAGTAGTCAGTGGTAAGTGTACCTTCATAGTAAGGCTTGTCTGACTTTTCTAAACGTGTATTAACATCTAATTCACGCTCAAATTCGCTTTGGGCTGGTGCTGGAAGAGGTGTTCCGCTTTCACGGAAGACAATTTCACGAGGACGACCGTTTAGATCCCAGATATAATTATAGTCGTTTTCAGTCACGCCGTCCATTCCGTAGTTGCAGTGAATAGCTGTACTATCACTGGTCATAATTAATACGTGGCCAAACGCACCGAGAGAGCTTGAACCATCACGAGGTGCCCAAATTACCACATCTCCACGTTGGCCATCGAATGTGCCGTCTACAGCATCGTAAATTTTCGCATAACCGATTGCTGGTAGTGCTTGTTGAAGTGATTCTGTGTTGTTATTCAAGTTGATTTCGAGCGCATAGCTTACCGCTGACGAGCAGTCAAATTCAATGCGTCCATCTCCGTCAGCGTCATTTCCGTAACGGTCACCCATGTCGTAATGAACTGGGATTGATTGTAGATGATGCATGCGTGCAATACTTGATTCAATTTTACTCATTGTTAATATCTCCTTCGTTCGATTAATCTTGTTTTGGTTCGTGGTAACCCAATGCTTGCTCACTGTCTCCAACACCTTTAGTTGTTGGGTCGGTAACGATACCCAAGATTACCAAAATCACAACGAAAGTATTAACACCCTCTTGGATATTGTGTGGAATCTCAAGCCCGAATTGTTGCAGCATCAAAAATACTGCTGAGATAAGAGCTACTAGAGTAGTTTTGTTTTGTAAGCGTAGTTTAAAATTAATCATCTTTTTCTTCCTCCTCGATGAGATTAAATTTTTCCTTATCAATATTTTTCTTGACAAATCTGTCAATGAAGGGGATTTCAACCCCTAGAGCCGATAAGCTAGCTAA